CTTGAATATTCGTTCTTTTCGCTCTGGAGTCGCTCCCGCCATCAGCTTCGGCGCGATGCGTTCCGGAACGTGCTTGCCCTTTGTTCCGTACACCATTGCTCTGACATCGTCAACGAGCATGGCAAGCAGTAGTGTGTCTGTCGGGACGGTCTGCCCCGCCGTCTTCTGGTATACTCTCGAATTAGGCCCCAAACCGGCAGCTAAGGTCGCGACCAGACGAACCGGAAGCGACCTGTAGTCATAGATGTGATACACTTCGGCAAGGTCGCAGATAAGTGCGTTCTCATCGTCATGTATCATGCCGGCAAGGGCTATCAGTTTTTTGCTGTGTCTCCGAGACCCTCGACGATTTCAGTAAATACGTCCCCGATCTCGTCGGTAGTGATTACCGCATTACCGCTGGATACTTTCATCTGCTTATAGAGCGCGTCCCTCTGTTCCTTGCCGAGAATGATTCTCATGGCTTTGCTGAATGCCAGCGGGTCTTCCTCTCTCGCTTCTTCCAGTGCGTCCAGAAGTTCGATGTTATCGAATGCGTTGTCTTCTACCTTAACGGTGAACCCGTTCGACAGTTTAACCTCTTTCATGTCATTGTCCTCCCATATTCTGATTTAGGTCGTCGTTGTCGCCGGCTTTGCGATGTACTCGTAGTGAGTCTGGCCCGCGCTGTCCGGAGATGCGCTGACCGTGATTTCATAGCCGACCGCGTCCTCATCGGTGTACTCGATGTCCCCGATCTCGGTGATCTTGCCATCTGGGATGACCACTCTCTTGAGTACGCCACCACGCAGAACCATGTCGATGACCCAGCACGCTTCCTCGGCTTCGGCTGAATTAGCTTTGACCGTGATGCCGCTGTCGATGGTCCCCGTTACGTTTGCCGTTCCATATACAGCCTTGAGCACATCCGCGTTCAGCACTTCAATCAGTGTCATCTGGAATGTGTCTTCCTTGCCGCTCTGGATCGGGAGTACCGGATCTCCACCCCATGCTTTGATGATGTCTGTATCCGGGCTGTTGCTGTTGGTAAGTCCGTCTTCAGACACATAGCCGAGTGCCTTATAGTCAGCACCGAGGGTCGCCGTTGCCGATGTTGGTATTGTCAGATTGGCTGACAGCACCGCTCTGAATACCGCTCCGGCTACCGCAGGTTTTCCGGCAGTTACGTTGGTTGCAACATTTGCCATGTCTTACCTCCTGTTATTCGTAATAAGTTATTTCAAATATCGCCTGATAGCGTGGGTGCTTGTCAGCGATGTTCGTAAAGTTGTAATCTGTTTGTAATCGTGAACTGGCGATGCTCGGAAGCGTCACAAGGTCCTCAGCCGCACTGATGACGGTCCGATTCAGAGCCGCCGCATCGTACAGCGTCGCACCGTAGGACTGGAGCGCGAATGTCGCACGGTCCACCTTGTTCGTTCTGGATCCTCCCGTCTTCTCAATGAGGACGAACGCATCCGGGACGTTTTCCGGGCGCATCAGATAGCACGGAACGTCCAGTCTGCTGTCCAGATATTCAAGTATGGTCTGTTCAATCATCATCCGCTCACCACCTTAACCAGTGTGTTGTTGTCATAGTTGTCCTTTGCGCTTTCGTAGTCGGTCGGAAAAATATGAGCGACAGCACGCTTCTTGAAGTCATGTACTTCGGAATCGTACCCCTGACCGGCCTGTCTTGCTTTTGCGCTCCCCAGATCGTCCAGAATGGCTTTCATCTCGTCGCTTTTCATCAGTTCCGAGACGCCCTTGCGATTCAGTTTGAATTTGAGTCCGTTACTCATATCTCTCCACCATGACCTTTTTGTTCCACTTCGTCGGGACCAGACTGTCGATTCCCTCTGTCGGGATGCCGAATACACGCCAGTCCTCTCCGAAGAATGTCACTTTGCAATTCTCCCATTCGTGGGCGTCGCGTTTCGGCAGACCAAGCGTGTAAACGGCTTTTCTCCCGTACAGATTAACTGTGTCAAGAATCTCCTGTGTGGTCGATGGGGACACCAGAACGTCATGGACCTGTATCGGTCTCTCAACGTAGACCGGCTCATTGAATCCGTTGACGCCCGTCTGTGTTTTCTGCCACAAGATAACTGTGATGCCACGCATTACCCCACCACCTCCGGAACAAGGTCCTCGACCGGACTGCGCGAGCCGATGGCATTACTTGCACCGAGCAACTTCTTTTCGGTCTTGCCGATATAGAGTTCCCCGGCTCCGCCACCGCTTCCGATGGTCCAGCTTTGTGAGTAGCCAAGCGCGGAAACGCTACCTTGCGACGCTCCGAGCGGGATGCCGGCGTCCTGTCCGTCGCCCAGTGCTCTGACCACCATGCGACAGGTAACGACGCGCTTGATGTTGGCGTCTGCGTCTGCCTTGACCGAATCGATCAGCACCGCAGCGTCTTCGATCAGTGCGTCACACAGAGACGCTTCCTCACTGGATAACGTGCGGGGTATTCTGTTCTGAATATCTGCTATAGTTGCGTATGCCATGCTTGGCCTCCTACGATTACTTTTTGGTTTTCTTCGTTGTTTTCTTCGCGGTCGGCTTCTTCTTAGGTTCGGGAGAAACATCAGCGGCGAGCTTGTGACCCGCCGCCAGATATTCGTCTACCCGGTCTTCCGTGACCCAAAAGTCAATTCCGAGCCGCGCATTTACCATCTTTACCACTTAGGCGACAGCCGTTGTCAGCAGATTGAAGCAATCAGTGTCGGCACGGAATCCGACTTCGATTTCCGCTCTTACTGCGAACATGTTCTGCTGGAA